CAAAGGTTTGCGGTCTGCTTCATCCTGCTCCATATACTTGTCAAGGATACGACAAGACTGAGTTCGGAATTGTTCGATGGTTGCAACAGGTACAATCATCATACGATCAGATGCAATACCACGATCCTCAATCATCTGCCTAGAGATAGCAGACTCAGATTCAAAATAAATTACACCTGCATCAGGATTACTGTCGAGGAAATGCTGTACAATCCCAAGGCAAAAGAAAGTTTTGCCAGTAGACGACTCTCCTGCAATAGCGGTAATCTTATTTCCAGGGACACCACCGTAGATTGAGCCAGATACCAAAGCGTTAAAGATATAACTGCCAGTATCAATGAAACCACTGGTATCTCCTGCTGCAATACCATCACTAACAAGTCCTGCATATTCATTACCGATCTCCTTTGCTACGTCTTTAAGAAAATTCAACCTTTGATCTCCAATAATGTTGTGATATGTTGTGAACGTTTCATGGCACGTTCAAACCATTCGGCATCTTTCAAATCATCAAAAAGTTTTTCTTCTCTAGATGCACCAGCACCGAATGCTTTTTGATATGTGACCATAAATTTTACTTTGCTCATCCGAATAGGAACTCCAGTGATGGTACTTTTTCTGCTTGCCAACCAATTGTGTCCATAATAACTTTGATAGGATCTAGGAAACTCTTTGAGAATTGTAAGTCATAGTCCACCTGTTTGTCAAGACCAAACTCTTTCGGAAATATACCCATAAAACTAATCACATTTTCATTAATTTTATTAGGAGTCTTTAGATAAACATACTTAACTTTCTCTCCGTCCTGAATTAAAGGATACTTATATGTAAGTTTATTCTTTTTGTTATGAAAGTTATATAGTAATGCACCTCTAACATGTATTGGTGTACCTTTGCTATAAAGAGTCGCTGGATGCGACCACTTATTTAGATTGTTACATCCCCTTGGGAATGAAATGTCTTCAACTGGCAACGATGTAAATGTTTCTCTGAATTTAGAGATATATTTTTGTGCATCTTCCTCATCTTTGTTCATGATAACAATCATGCATTCCTTAATTGCGGTGCGACATGCTGCAGGAGTAGAAGACTTAACTGCTTCCAAACCCATAATTTTTAGTTTAGGTTCTTCATATCGCACACCCTCACTATCCCATACATTGAGGATGTATCTTTTCTTAGCAGTCCAGATACCCTTGTTAGCGATGTTTTCCCGCTTCATGATCATCTTCTGCTCATAGGCACCAACGTAATTTGCTAGTTCCTGATACGATTTGTCGATGAATGGTTCAATTCGTTCCTTACAGGCTGCATCAATAAAGTTGACAATCTTCTCTGGCGAAACCTCCTGTAAAGAAGGTATAGACTTAACGAGTAAATCAAGACAGATATAGATGCTGTCAGTATCGGAAGCAATAACATAGTCGTGATCCTCTGTTTTTAGTAGTTTGTTTAAATAGGCATTTACTTTGCTCTCAATCCACCTAATTGAGACTTGCCCTGAGAGAGTAATCGCTTCAGCATTTGCCAGATTGTAATATCGGAAGTATTGATTTCCGATGGCACCATAGGCAGAGTTGAGTTGGATCTTTCTTGCCATTTGGATATTGTTAAATTTTGAAATATCCTTTTGTAGTGATGTGGTCTCTGTAGGTGTGGTGGCATGTTCAAGAGCTTGCTTAGACTTAAGCATTCTCTTCTTGTAGATGGTACGTTCATCATAGATTTTCTGCATCATTTCTGGTAGGAAACCATGGATGTCTTTACGATACTGAGCACCGTTAGCACATACACAATACTCTCCATCAATATCTATCGACTCTTTAAGTATTTTATCAACCGTAACTGTTGGGTGTCGCTCATCGACGAGGGTCTCTGGCGAGATGTTGTACTGCATGATGAGATGAGGATAGAGAGAGTTGAGGTCAAAACTAACAACCCAGTCATACTTTCCAGGAATCGGTTCCTTGACATATGCTCCTGCATATTTTTCATCTTTCTTTTCACCTTTTTTCTGAGGAACTACAATGTCACTCTCGGCAAGATAGTTATAGATCATGGTGTCCCACATACGGACTTGACTATAAACATCTTCGAGATTGACCTTAGCATCGTAGGCCATAGTGATTGCAAGTTCAAGCAACTTCATCTTATCTTCCAATCTGTCGATTAGTTCAACGTCTTGGATGTTGTATTCCATAAACTTCTGCCAATCACTGGTATAGAAGTCCTTGAAGTTTACATATTCACTGTGATCAACCTTTCGTTGACCCAATTCGACGAAAGCAATATGATCCAGTCGATATGATTCTTGGTTACTGTAAGTAAACTTCCTATAAAGATCAAGATAGTCAAGAATATTGACACCAGAGATATCGTAAGCATAATTCTTACGTCCCATAACAAAGACTTCTCTTTCATTGGCACGATTCCAAGGAGATAAACTCTTCATCCATTTCTCACCAAGCACACGATTAACCCTACGGGCGATATAGGGAACGTCATATAAATTGACATTCCAACCCGTAAGGACATCAGGAGTATTTTGCGTCCACCAATGTATGAAATGGTTTAGCATTTCTTTTTCAGTCCAAAAGATATGAGTCTCAACTCCTTCTGGTGCTTCAAACTCACGGGTTGCCCAACTGTAGTATTTCTTTGTCACCATATCTTTGATGGTGATAGACAACATTTCTTCTGCTGCTTCTTCTACATTGGGGAATCCATTCTCACACTGGACCTCAATGTCCAATGCAAAAATCTTCATCTTACTTATATCATATTGAACTTCGCCAGGAAATTCTTGGCGAATGTATTGATACACAAATCGTTCATACCCATGCACTTCAAACCCCTGAACGCCATCATATTGTTTGATGAAATCTCGAGCTTCTCTAGCAGTTTCAAACTTAATAGGTCTTACATTATTACCATTGAGAGTTTTATACTTTTCTTTTTTATTGGAAGAAACAAATAAAGTTGGAGAAAAACTAGTACGATATTGTACTGGTTCTCCATCTTCATATCCCCGATAAAGAATTGCATTGCCTGCTAATTGCACATTGGTATAAAACCTACCCATTCGCTGCGTCATACTCTGCGACAATTTGCTCCGATGGATCCACTATAGTCAAAACTGACTCAGATGTCAAGAACAAATCACGTTGTGAAGCAAATGCAGGGAATGGTTCAAGTTTTCCTTCAGAAGTGATGCTGAAACATTTTTCGATTAAGAGAGAGGGTTCCTCATCCAACTCAGTCACACGACCAATTAAATATTCAGTTCTGTTTGCCATCAGGACTACTTTGGTTTGCTGTTGAAGCATCTCAGATTCAATCGGTTCCACCGATTCATCAATTTGGTTCGATTCCATTTGTTGCTCCAACTAGTTCGGTGTATTTTTTTGTAACCTCATCATGTGTTTCGTATGCACTGATGATCTCATCAAACCTGATGATAATTTTCTCCTTATCTTTGGCCAAAGGCATCCAAGGTTCCATAGTAATTTCAGGATTACTAATTTTATGAATGTTGCCGTCATCATCTTCAGCAGACATGCCTTCAGAAATCCAAACAAGATATGGATTTATCATTTGATAACCTAGGATTCTAGATTCATCGTTCTCACGATCGCTTGTGATCTCGCGAATGTCACAAATGACATCCTCACCGTTTCTTGTTCTTACGACTCTTACGCTCATAGTTCCTCCTTTCAATTTCAATGATCGATTCTTTAATAATATCCTTAAGGATTTTATCCTCCGAGGTATTTTTGTTTTCTGCGATGGGTCTAACGTATCGCAGAAGTTCTTCAGTATATGATGCTGGAACCTCTACTGTCAAGAGGTCGGTATCACCATCATAATTATTGGGTTTTAAATTCAGATAAACATTCATGTTAACTCCAAACAAAAAGAGACCCCCTGTCGGGTGGTCTCTTTGGTTGTGTATTATATAGGTTGATTAGTAATCCATGTTTCCACCATAACTGATACAGGTCTTTTTGTTTTCTGCTGATGATCTACACCACTGTCTTACATAAGCATCTGCATCTTTGCTCATTGAGAAGTGTGCATGGTTGTGAAGCACTCCTATCATGATCAGAGTGCCCACCATCATAAGATTAGCATGAGTCACTGGCGATGTGATCGCCACCTTCAGGTAGTGCAGAATTTTGGATTTCATAAACCTTTCGTTTCTGATGATCAGGAATGATTCTTTGCAATTCTACCACAAGAAGTCCGTTATTGAAACTGACTGTGCCAACTTCGACATCATCACTCAGGTTGAATCCCCTAGTGAAGGTGCGTGAAGACAATCCACGATGCACATACTCATCATCTTCACCATCATTCTTAGGTGCAACAGATTTTACTAAGAGTATATTTGACTCAGTAGTTACTTCAACATCTTCTGGTGCCCATCCAGCAAGTGCTAATTCAATACGCCATTTAACATTTGATTCTTTGACGATATTGTATGGAGGATATTGTCCACCAGGATGATTCGATCCATATGAATGTAATCGATAGAAGATATCATCTAGTCCGACGCTGTATCTATTTGCAGCATCAAAAATTTTATCGACATCTTTCGATGTCCATCTAGTAAGGTCCATGTAACTTCTCCTTATAAAGCGAGATTGTATTGTGTGGTCCCCGAAGGCAACCAGTATTATTTAACAAGTATCCAGTTTAATGCATTGTGTAATATCCCGAACCTCTATGTAAGGGATACCCAACCTACATAGTATTAGACAAAACTCGATGGAAAAAATGAATAAGTTTTTACCTATCGTTATGTTATTGATGACAGCATCGGCAGCAAATGCAGGTGCCCTTACACATAAAATATCTTCCAGTGTTCAGTTAACCGTTGATGCTGCTGCTACCAATGTCACAAGACTTGGCAGCACATTTTCAATTTCAGGCAGTGGTGTAGATACTACTGATGGAACCACAGTTAATACAATTTCTACTGGTGCAATCACTAGTGGTGTATATTCTCCTGGTACAATTGCTGCCACTCAAGATACCCCAGGTAATGCTTTTAGTTTCTCTCAGTCATACACACAGGCTGATGCAATTCCAACAGCAGCAGTCACTGTTGGTGATGTAGCAAACTTCGGCAACATTACATCTACAACTGCAGGAGTTGCTGGTTCTCTTGCTGGTACTCTTTCTACTACTGGTGCGATTACTTTGACGGCTGGAGGAGCTGGAACGAATGCTACAGGTCAGTTCGTAAGTGAACTCTCGATTCTACACTAAATAAATGGAGGTCAAAAATCATGACTTCTGGAAGGACGATCTTTTGGTATGTAATAAGTGCGGTGGGTGCTTGTGTCACACTTGCTCCTGCCCTGGCGGTCCCCGTGGTCCCGAATTTCAGCCAGGGATCCATGACGAGTCACACAGAGACAACATCAAAAGTGACTGAAACGATTAACTCTATAGATTATGCAACAGGATGGCAATATTCAGTATCGGGAACAAAC